GTTCCAAGCGTTTTTCGCTTGTCACGGGGCGTTTTTCAAGCAGTCATTGGGCTCGATGGGATTTTAGGGCGTTTTGGGACAAGAGCCCAAGAGTTCTACCTATTGTAACGCTGTTTTACACCTCTCGCCCCTATGCTTTACATGTTAACTAAATAAAAAAAGAAATACTAAAAGTTAGATAGTAGTGTCACATGGGTAAATATAGAGAAAACCCTTGCAGCATATGGTCGAAACGTGGGACAAATGCTGAGTTTGGCGTAAACACAAAGGTTTTCAGCCCTCTCAGCGGCAACCATCGGTACAACTCCACGACTGTGGGACATCCGTGAGCTCTCAGCGTCCTCTCAGCCCCATTTGTCACACCATTTGTCACACCGTCCATTTGTCACACCATTTGTCACACCGTCCATTTGTCCCATCATTTGTCACACGCTGGGAGCCCATCGACTCGCCAGGCGACCATGAGATTCTGAGGGAAACGCGAGGGCACCCCGGGGTACCCCCAACTCACGCACAGAACCCCGCGTAGGGACTCAAGGAGAAAATCATCGACCCACACGGTCACTTTTCGAAGGGGACCCAAAGTTTGTCCATTTGTTAAATAATCTCATTTCTGTAGGGGACCCAAAGTTTGTCCATTTGTTAAATAATCTCATTTCTGTAGGGGACCCAAAGTTCGTCAAAAACTTGAAAATCTAAAAATCGACCTTTTAGGGGGACCCAGCCCTTGCAATATTCGAATCCCCCATAGCATAGGGGACCCATGACGAACGAACAAACCAAAGCTGTCGAAAAGCTGATCGAGGAGTGTCGGGAGTCCAAGAAAGGGTTTCATCCACATCTAAAAGATCACTTTATGGCTGACTACATGACCCGCATACTGGAGGTGACTTCCGACCATCGAGAGATGAAGATGACCACTATAGAGATATCTATTAATGGGCATGAGCTTTCGTTAGATGATGTAAGTAAATTAGTTGGCGATATTAACAAAATGGAATATTGACCTTGAACCTCACCCTCGCAAAACTCGCAAACGAAACGCTCATCGCTCTAGTCGAAGACCTGCTCAAAGCAGACGCTAAGACCGAAGAGAAGCTAGAGGCCCTAAAAGAGACCAATGCGAGCCTTCACCAGCAGTTAACGGTCGCTAGGGGCGACGCCTGCCAAGAGACCGTATTTCACCTAAGAAAGACCGTACAGGGCAACCAAGCGGTGATCGCAGAGCAGAACGACAAGATCGAAGAGTTGAAGGACGCACTTTTTAAGGCAGAGAGTAGGTGCAGCCATTTCGAAGCTGAATTTAAGGACGCCACTTGTCGATTAGTGAAGTATGAAGTCGAAACATAAGAACGTCGTGTGGTCTAAGGACAAGCAAAGGTGGAGAGCCAGGATTCGAATCGTCGGTGAGAGGGTCCACCTCGGGTACTTCCGAACGGAACTCGAAGCCGCCAAGGCAGTCGAAAAGGCAATAAAGAAGTGAAGCATATACACCCCGGTCTTACGCTTTTAGTCCTACTGTACTTAGCGGCAGCTAGCGTAACTTTCCAAGTTCGGCACCCAGATAAAAACCGAATGCAGCTTTATGTTCACTTCTGGACAGTCATCACCTTCGGGACTCTAGAGAAATGATATTTGGATGGTTCAAGAAGAAGGAAGAGAAGGTCCCGCCGGGGCCATGCAGCGTTTGCACCTATGTCGTAGACCCCGGTAGGTTTGCGAAGTGCTCTAAGTTCGGAGCTGACCCAACAGACGGTACATACCCTTACACCTCGATTACGAGAGGTTTCGATTGGGAGCGGTGTTCCGATGGCAAACACTTCGACCTCGACGTAACCAAGGCGACAGACTACATTGACTAATCTAGCCAAAGATATATCATCCTCCACGGAGAGACCCATGGAAACTGAAGAGATCGATTTATACGATTTCATCGATGATGTGCCCCCGAGTCCCCGAGCGTTAGCTAAAAGCCACGACCTGCCAAGGGACAAGGCTCGGGACTTCGTTAAGGCCATCACGAGGGAACGAGAGCTAGACGAGGAGGCACTAGCCCCTTCTGGTGACGAGCACATCAACGCCGTCATAAACGACCCAATCAAGCGGGCTATCGCTAATATCGAGAAGGACAACGCGAAGCTCCTCGAAAAGATGGACAGCGGGAATATGTTCGAGGAAGACGGGGTTAGCCCAGCGGCAGCTAGGGACCTCTACAACCAGAATGTTAAGCTGCTCTTAGAGATAAAGAAAAGTTTAGTCATGCCCAAGCAGACCGAGAGTACAAACATAACAGTCGATGTCGGAAACATTTTCGGTACGGCACTTCAAGCCGCAAGGCAAACCGCACAAGAGGAACCAGTCATAGACGTATGATTAAACTAGAATATAAAAAAGAGGGTAGCACCAAGTGGGAGTCTATCGATTGCCTGTCCTTTAGCTTCGGTGATGTCGGCATTCGGTACCACCTAGAGGCAAGCACCATTTCCTTCAATCTCATGTACTCGGACATCAAAGAATGGAAGGCCGGAGGCAAGATTTCGGATGTCCAAAAAGCCTCTTGCGATAAGGTCATGGCTGTCTAGACTGGCACGAATGTAAGTCTTATTACAGTGCCTTATAAATGAGAGCTATTGGACGTTTTGTGGTTGTTGCATCGTTAGTTTTGTACTCTGTTGCGTTATTCGTTTTGACGGTACCATTGGGCCACCCCTCCGGTAAAGAAAAGAACGATGGCGACAATCACATGTAGGTACTCTCTGTGACCACTTCCTCGCGTACCATCGGGGTTAAGGATCACAGTTCAGATTATGAACTCGCTATCTCGGATAAAGGGGCAGCCCATATTCTCATCGAGGATAACACCGAGCAGATCATCAATGGGTACTTAGTCCAGTCTTCTGGGGGCGTTCAGTTCCTAGGGGCCGACGCGGTTATCGACAGCTACGAGATAACCATGGTTGGAGGGCATACGTTCGTTGCAGGCGACTTTATCGTCGTAGCTGGAGGAGAGAGGATATACCAAGGGCAAGTCGTTAGTGTAGCTACGAACGTCCTTACTCTCGATACCCCCCTCGATTTCGCTTTCTTACAAGCGTCTTCCGTCGCCTTTGAGGTTATCAACGACTTAGGCGTCGATGGGAGCGTTACAAGGCAGACTTTCAAGATCGACACGACCCCAGACGTTACGAAGAACATCCACTTCCGGGGCCTGCGGGTCAGCATCATGGGCTCTGGCTCGATGGACGACGGCAAGTTCGGAGACTTAGCTGCGTTATCTAGGGGCCTTGTGTTCCGCTTGGTGAAGAACGACGGGACACGTTTTAACTACGTTAATGTTAAGACCAACGGGGATCTCGGGTTGGCTTTTGACCACAAGGTATACACCTCCAAGGGTGCCGGAGGCGACAACTCCGTCGAGTTCACTTGGCAGATCGCCCAGGACGACGGGGTGGTTATGGAGCTTGAACCGGGGGACGCTGTAGAGGCTATCGTTCAAGACGACTTATCCTCGCTAGATATTAAAGTTTGGATATTTGGACACCTAGAAAGTTAAAATGACAGTATCAACTCAAGAAGCTCTCGGGAACACTCACACTGAGGCCGCTAGGGCCTTAGCTAGCCAAACCATCGCGAACGATGAGGTCCTTGTCATTGAGGACGACGGCTCTACGTCTATGGAAGTCGGGTCCACTGGGGTGATTAACCTCAAGTACGCCGATAGCACCATAAAGACCTTGGCCAATACGGACGACATAGCTCGTATCGACGCTGAGTTAGCTGTTGTCGTAGCGAACGATGAGTGGCAAATGGTCGATGGGGTCATCTCGCCCAAGGCTGGCTACGGGGAGAACGGAACCTCTATGGCCACTGCTGCTACCCTGTTCGAGAAGAGCGGTGGAGACTTCGCTTCAGCAGGGAGCAACATTCAGTACACCTCCGGCAACTGGAACAATATGGTTGCTGAGCTTCTTGTGGATAGCTCGGACATCACGGGGTCTATCGACTTTACGCCAGCAATCGGAACTATCGCTGATGTGCTAGACGGAACTTATAGCACGGCGCTAAGGGGAGGGACAGCAGATCATCATTTTGAGATGGAATTCCCAGCTCCGAAGGACTTAACGAAAGTCGAATACAGTCTGCCGGGTAGCTACGCTTCTTACACAGGCCAAGTCTACGTTGAATACTACAACGGGTCGACATGGGAAGAGGCTCATCACAACGCTAGCTATGACTTCATCAACTTCACGTCTCCAGACAGTAAGGTTATGTATGTGGCCTCCTTCTCTTCTTTCGGCTCTCATTCAAGGTGGAGAGTAAGATGGACCGGAAACTTGAATGGCTCTGGTATCTGGCAGATCAAAGCCCACGAGGCAGCCCCAGCGACAAGCGACAACACGGTCACGGCTGACATGGGGCTCACTGAGGCCATAAACATCTCGCCAGCCTCTATCATCGTAAAGGACGGCGCCGGGTCTGCCCTAGCTGATTCAGACGTGAACGTCTCGTATGACCTAGATGGTGGCGGTTTCACTGCCCTTGAGTCACTGGATGTCTTTAAGGCGAGAAGTGACTTCGTTTTGGCGACCTCGCTCTCCTTGAAGCTACAACCCGTAGGCTTAGCCGCCTTTGATCTGGTCGACATCTCAAGCCCGAGCACAGAGGTTCTAACTTTGAAAGACGGGATACAATATAATAAGAACGGAGTGCTCAAACTACAGATCGACGACGGGATAACCTACGAAGACGCGACTAAACAGACGACTGCTTTCCTTGGTGGAGCGACTGGTTCGTTTACTGCCCAAAGCGGCGAGACGGTTACTGTCACCAACGGGGTTATCACATCCATTGTTTAACTTCGGGGCAGCCTGTAACGCAGACGGGAGCCCCGTAAAGGTTATTCTGGCCGAGGATGTACCGGAGATCCGTATATACTTCGATCGGGTGATCTCCCGTCGGTTACATGTGAACGTCGAGGTTGCTGTCGATGGCCGAGAGCTGAGGGAAAAGCTCGAAAAGGAAAAGTTCGACATAATCATAAGCGACATTATGATACCCTATGAATCTGGCGACTCAGTTTTGGAGAGTGTAGACGTCGGGGACACGCCCATCGTTATCTTGTCTGCCATCCCTCCAGGTGATATTGTGAAAATTGCTGAACGCTTAGTCTCCTCCGGTAGAAATATCATCGCAGCGGAGACTAAACCAGTCACTATGAAGCGGATAAAAGGGATTATTAGAGAGTTCTGTGAGCGAAGCTGAGATACGCCAAGCTGTTCAGAGCGCCGTCGCTGATGTGGCGAACACTCAGAGTATGATAGCGAACATAGCCGCCTCTTTGGCTATCGCTGGGATCATGTGCACTACGTTGTTCTTCATCGTAGACGCTCGGATCGAGACGAAAACGAACGGTCAGAGGACCGAAACCGCTGTACTGAAGGCCGAGTTCAAGGGTGTTCAGCGTGAAGTCAGCTCTATGAGCAGCAAAATAGACAGACTAATAGAGTTGAAGAAGTAAAACCCCCGTTAGTCTGGGGGCAAGGAGAGAAGAATGATCGAGTCCGTACTTGCGGGCGCTGGGTCGAAGCTAATATTTACGTTAGTAACGTCTTGGTTCCACAATTCCGAGAAGAAGTCCGAGAGGAAGTACCTCAAGGGGAAGGAGATGGTCGACGCTCACATCGAGCTAGCCAAGATCCACTCGAATAACCCTCTGATGAACGCTACCCAGTCGGCTCTGGCGATCATGGCGATGGGGGCTTGGTGTTTCATTGGGATCTATGCGATGATGCACCCCACAGAGACCGACATTTTGATACCTATTAAGCATGGCTGGCTCAGCGGGATGCTGTTCAACCAACCCGACGCTGTTGTGGCTGCTGGTAGGACACCTGGAGTGCTCTTTCAAGCATGGTTCGAGGTGATGATCGCATTGATCACTATGTTCAGTTTGCCGGTGAAGCGTTCGTGATCGACCCAGAGTTTATCGTCCACGTTGTTCCGGCGGCTACTAAGTCTTTAGCGGACAACCGAAAAGTAACGAAAGTTGTTTACGCAGGGAGGCCTCCGGTTTACCATAAGTTCATAACAGCGATGTCTTGTGTTAAAGGTTTGTATGTGAGTACTCCTTTTGGTCGGTTTAGGCCGACGCAGTTTAACTTCCGAGGGTGGAAAAAGCCCATCCATAAAGTTGACGTTATGAGGGCTAAGGACTGGATGTACGGAGACCTTTTACCTAACTGCAATAGGCTTTCTTGTGACGAAGAATCCTTCTGGTTGGCAACATGATCGACCCCGCCGACGCAGAAGAGTTCCTTCATCTAACCAGTAGGTCTCTCGTCACCACTGGGCGGGCGTTGTACCCAGACCTCATTAGTTTAAAGCCTAGTCCGCTTCATTATGAGTTGAGTTCTGCCTTGGTAGAAGGTAAGTCCTCAATGGTCATCGCTTACCCTCGTGAGTTCGGTAAGACCTCTATGGCTTGGGAGCTTTTGACCAGTTGGAACGTACTACATGGGCGCTATAAGTATCTGCTCTATATTGCTTCGACCGTCGATAAGGCCGAGAAGAACCTCAGCGTCAACGTGGTGCCCAATCTATTGAGCCATCCGTTGCTCAAGGATAACATCGAGGTGATTAAGAATACTAAGTCCGAGTTCCACTATAAGAACAAGGCTACTGGGGAGATGTATTTCATCGCTTGTTATGGAGCGAACCAGAACCTTCGTGGCGCACGTTACCAAGAGAATCGACCCGACTTCGTTATCATCGATGACATCGAAAGTACCGAGAAGGTACGCTCCGCTGACCAGAGGATGAAACTAAAGGACTGGTTCTGGGCAGACGTTATCCCCCTTGGTAAGCTCGCTCGGTTCTTTTTCGTCGGGACAATGTTGCATGAGGACTGCCTCCTCGCTAACCTTATGGAGACCCCACCAACAGACCAGCAGTTAGGGTCTGAGTGGGGTGTTAGGCGCTATGGTGTTATGGACGACCAAGGTAACTCAACTTGGCCCGAGAAGTACAGCGACGACTGGATCGATGCGAAGCGAAAGGAATACATCTCAATGGGTATGCTCGACCGTTTCTTAACAGAGTATATGAATGTCCCTGTCGACAAAGCAAGCCGTAAATTTGACCCCAAGGCCGTTAGATTCTTTGGGCCGGACCAACAAAAAGCGATACTGGGCGGGGCCGTTGACTTGCTGATCACAGTTGACCCCGGTATATCCAATGAAGACCATCGAGACCCCACGGTTATATGCGTGACGGCCATGGATCGCAACGGGAATCTCTGGATACTCGATATGATCCGTAAGAAACTGGTCCAGCATGAGATTTTAGATGAGATCGCTGCTGCTTTTAGGAAGTGGCGGCCACGAATGACCTTCATCGAGTCGGTTCAAGCGCAGATATGGCTTTTTCAGAGCTTGATCAACGGTACGCACGAAGGACGCGACATCATACCCTGCGAGAAGATCGATGGGTCACAGGTCCGAATGGGTAAAGTTGTGAGAATCGAGGGTCTCGACGAGTTATTCCATCGCAATCAGCTTTACGTCCCTGCTGACTGTAGCTGGTGGGGGGAGCTGGTGAACGAAATGGTGACGTTCCCGAAGGGCAAACACGACGACATGCTTGACGCCCTAGCTTACGCCAAGATCAACCACATAACGCCCGGTGGTTGCAACTTAAACCTCCAAGATATGCTATCATCGGCTAAATCTAGCTCTACGGTCCTGTAATGCCCACAAATATCCCAGATTTCCCAGCAGTTAACCTCTCGAAGATGGAGGCTGACCTCAATAACGAGTGGAGAAACTTGGAGGCAGGGTACTACACTCGAAAAGCCACCAGAACAGAGAACTGGAAACGGTATAACTTCGAGGCTTACGGTAACGAGAGGGACGGCGAGTCTAAAATAACCGACTCCACGATATACAATACAATCGAGTGGATGCTGCCCAGCCTCATCCAACCATTCATCGAGACCCAAGACTTCGTTAAGGTGATCCCCGAGAGCGCCAGCTTTCGCGACATCATGGCCGCTGAGTTCAACCGTGAGCTGCTGAACTTCCAGATGCGTAAGCGCATGGACATGTACTCTCGGTATTATGACGCCTTCAAGACCATGCTCATCGGTGGCGACTCGTTCATCAAGCTGACTTGGCTCGACAGGGACAAGAAGAAAGGGGAGCCCGTTGGCCGCCCTAACTTGACCGTCGTATTTCCAGATTCAATCCGCTATGACTGGACTGTAAAAGGTGGATTCATGCACTCTAAGGTCGTGACCCATGAAGAGGATTGGAACAAGTCACAGGTCCTTGCCCTTCGCGGCGAGAAAGGCGTCATTGATTCCCAGCTCAAGAAGGCCCTCAGCAAAGAGGGGATGAACTCGAAGACTTCATACCTCCGCGACGAGCAGGTCGACGACAGCAATTACATCGGTGAGAAATACCAGATGACCGACGAAAACAAGATGTTGTTCCTTCGCCGTGAACACTGGACTGAGTATGCCATGAACGGAGACGGAAAGCTCGTAGCGATCATGGCTGTATTCATCGATAACTGCTTGGTCCAAGTGATCGAGAACCCCTACAGTTTCAAGCACCCTCCTTTCGTGAACATCGAGTGTGTCCGCGATCCACAGGGCAATCCGGCTAAGGGCCTTTCAGAGATCCTCGCGCCCATCCAGGCGTACAAGACCTCGATCATGCGTATGACTTCCAATAACCTCAACTCCCAGCTCAACGGGATGTACGAGGTCGACCAAACATCAGTCGATGATATTGGTATGCAGCTCTTAATGCAGAGCACCAGTGGCTCCAGAATACCTATCCCTGTCCGTAAGCCTGGGTCCATCAACCCGCTTCCACAGAACCAGCTTGCACCTCAGACCTTCCCCATCCTTCAGATGCTTGAAGATGCCAGCGAGAACCGTGGGGGTTTCCCGAGGTATGCTCAAGGTCTTAACCCGAGTTCACTCTCTCAGACGGCCACAGGTGTTGTCGAGACCTCCCAACGTGCCGAGATGCGCCTATGGGAAGTGGCCACTCGTTTTGCAGAGCACAGCTTAAAGCCCTTGGTCCGTATGATCATCGCGCTCAACCAAGATAACCTCACCGAGCAAGACATCGAGATCCAGTTCGGCATCGACGCCAAGGGTAAAGAGATGCAAGACCCCGACACTGGGGAGATCATCAAGCTAGACGCTGACCCCGGCGACCTTATCGCTGTCTCTAAGGACGACATCTCGGGGTACTTCAGCGTGAACCTCGACATACAGGTCGGATCTGATAAACAGAACACCATCAATAACCTTCTCCAGTACGCTCAGTATTTTGCGCCGTACATCGAGAACCAAACTATACCCCCAGAAGTTATCACCCAAGTGGCTGTGCAGTCTGCACGTCTCATGGGCTTACCACAAATCGAAGGCATTGTAAGGAGAAATACTCATGTCGGAATCGGAAACGCAAGCCTCCCCGGCTCAGTTGTTGGAGAAGGCCCTGGACAACAGGGAGCGTCTTTGGGAGCACTACAAGGTTCTGGAGCAGATGCCGGAATTCAAGGAACTGATCTTGGAGGGGTATCTGGGGACCTTAGAGCCCCTTCGGGACCAGTTGCTTAGCGACATTGGCCGCGACGAACTCAACGAAGATACCAAGAAAGAATACCAAGAGAAGTGGAGATTTCACGAGTACCTAGAAGGTATAAAGAAAGGCAAGGACGCTTGGTGGTACAAAGAGATGTATCGTAAAGCAGAGGCCGGAACACTTACCGAGCAGGAAATAAAAACCATTGCGGACAAAGGAGATAAGCGATGAGTGACGAAGCAGTACTAGAATCAGATGCCAGCCCCGAGTTGCAGGCTGAGTTCGCGGCGTTTCAAAAGGAGGAAGCACCTCCCGAAGAGGTTGAGACAACTCTTGAGACACCTTCGGAAGAACCCGAAGTCCCTGAAGCAGAACCCTCCGAGCCCGAAGATCCATATTCGTTCACCATCAAAGGTGATGAAAAGGCTTACACCAAGGACCAGCTCAAGCACGTTTTGAGCCGCGAGGAGACCTTCCAGCAGAAGGCCAATAACCTTGAGAAGTCCGATGAATACAAGATGGGGATACTTTTCAGAGAGGCTAAAGGTGGCGACGCCACAGCCCAGAAGGCCCTCAAGCATTTACTCGGTGAGATGGCCGACCTCGATACCTTGGACGAAGTCGAGGGAGACTTCGATGTCGATAAGAAACATGAGGACGTCCTAGAACAATCTAAAACAGACGAGCATTTTGTGGACGTCAAGGACGATGTTGACTACCAAGATACGATGGATAAGATACAAACTGACTTGAAGGCCAAGATGCCTGCTAAGGTTTTCGAATCTTACTGGGAAAACGCTTCTACCCGACGAGTCATGTACGACCTAGAAAAATCTGGGCGAGCCGAGGAGTTGTTGTCTGCGTTTGACGACGAACTTAATAAGCTCTCCACTTACGAAAGGGCGAACGTCAAGAGTAGTCCAGACCTATATGGTAATCTCTTTGTTGAGGTTCTGAATTCTCAGAACGCAGCTCAGAAAACTCCATCGGAAAAGCCTGCTGAGAAGTCTGCGATGAGCGCAGTGTCTTCCGGTAACGGATCGCGCAGTGTTGTCGAAGATGACTCAAATCCCGACTGGGAGAACATGTCGTCCGAAGAATTCCGTAAGGCAGAGGCGAGATTGCTCAACCAGAATCGGGGCTAAACAAAAACCCAACCCCATTTTTTCATAGGTTAAGCTCATGGCTTTAAATACTTCCGGCGGCACAATTGGCGCCAGTGCACCCTCGGCTGGGGACTTCCCAGCTAACCACAAGTTCTACGAACGTAAGTTCCTTGAGGCTTTGCAGCCCGAGCTTATGTACGACCTGTTTGGTGACAAGGCGGCTATCCCCGCTAACAACTCAAACACCATCGTCTACAACAAAATTTCCGAGTTCGCCACATTGGAAAACTCGCCTCTTACTGAAGGCGTAACCCCAACTGAGCAGACGCTCCAGATGACTCGTATCGAGCAAGCGATCAACCAGTACGGCGCCTTTATGACGACTACTGACCGTCTTTCTGAAGAGTCTGTGAACGGCCTCACTTCTGAGTTCACCAAGCGTAACGCCCAACAAGGCGCCCGTACCGTTAACCTGGTATACCGCGATGGCCTTCTCGGTGGAACCAACGTCCGCTATGTAGGCGCCGCTGCCAACCAAGATGCTATCGGCACTGGTGCTGTAGCGACAACTGCTGACTTCGCGTTCATGTTGGAGTCTTTCCGTTTGGCCAAGGTTAAGCCTTGGGCTATGCGTACCACTGGAACTGCCAACGTCGGTACTACTCCTATCGCCGAGAGCTACCACTGTGTTGTTCCCGTCGAAGCGATCCCTTTCATCGAAGCCCTCGATGACGGTGTTGCCAACGCTTTCCAAAGTGTTGAAGAGTACGCCGGACAGGTTCAAGCTGGAACCAACGAGTTTGGACGTTATGGCCGTTTCCGCTTCATGTTCGACACTGAGGCTTCTATCGTTGTCAACGCCAACGGCACCCCTCAAAAGGTTGCTCAGTGCTTGATCTTCGGTAAAGGTATCGAGGACAAAGCCTACAAGGTCGTCGACCTCGCAGGTGGCAACATGCAGATCATCACCAAGCCTTTGGGTTCTGGTGGTACTACTGACCCCCTCAACCAACGTGCAACACAGGGCTGGAAGTTCAAAGGTGGTACTTTTATCATCCAAGACACTTACATGTTCCGTTACGAGTTCAGCGTAGGCGATAACTAAGCCGACGATTTCACTGTTGGCAGGTCCGGTGCGGGTTTCTCCTTCTCTCACCGGGCTTGCCAACCCAAACTTATTCTAAGGAGAATAGAATGCCAACAGCAAAGAAAGCAGACATTGGGTTAACAGCCCTAGAAGAAAAGAAACTGGACGTTGCCGTCGAGAGCGCCAAACTCGATATTGCCCAGAAGAGAGCTGATAACTCAGCCCAGACAGAATACTACGAGGGTGAAGGGAAGAAGCGGTACAAGTGCAAGATAACTTCCATGCGCCGAGGCGAAAAACAGTTCGAGTTAACTGTCGCTGACCCTGCCAACCCCAACCATGCCATCTTGATCCGCGAGAAGTGCGGAGTGGTCCTTCAGCAAGGATTGCCGATGTTCGCCATCGACGCCCTACGCGCAGCTTACGATGTTGAGGCCGAGGAGGTCTCCGTAGGTGCTGACCCCAACATCCACTACCAGCGCGAGTTCAAGACTTTCCATCGCCCCCGCTATGCCGTTGAGGTTTACGGCGAGGTCGAAGACCCTAAACCATTAGCTTCACTTGTAAGGTACTAATGCTTTCATTCAGCAAGGTTTTATCCAGCGTTCGCAGACTTAACGAGGACTCTCCTGGTCTGCGCTGGGACGATGAGGTCATTGGTGACTACGCTACGGATGTCGTAAACGAGATTCGTAGACGCACCGGAGCGACTACTGACTCCGAGCCTTATCGTTTAAACCTTGTCCAAGGGCAGCAGGTGTACGACGTGACACCTACTGGTGACGCTGGTAACTCTAGTGTCACCTTCGAGGGTCGGATCGTAAAGGTCCGGCTCTTGCCCGAGTGCTCCTCCACTGCCCTTGAGCTTTCGCAGGTTCCGATGCACGACATACCTGCCGGAGCCATCGTGGACCAAGAGGTAGTGGCCGGAGGTACTTCTTACATCGGGGGTACGGATGCTTTTAAGTACACTACGCCCGATGTGACTTTTTCTGGCTTTCAGACTTATTGCTTCGAAGTGTTCGTTGAGAAGTCACAGACAGTCACAGGGACATGTTTTAACTTTGGAAACTCCCTCTCCGGTTTCACGCTTGACTGGGACACCTCCGTTAACGGCCTCATCGGCCAAATCCATAGTGGCTCTGGCGATGGGGTTTTTACCCCAGCCCCAGATACGAATAGCGGTCGCGGCGTATGGACTAAGGTAGTTTTCACCTTCGGGGCCGATAGGGACGGAAGCGAGCTGTATTTAAACGCAGAGCCTCAAGAGAAGTCTGGGATAAACGCGACTTTCACCGAGCCGACGACAAGCCTGCTCTACGCGAGGGATCACGCGACGGGTTCGAATTGTGATTGTAGACTGAGGAACGTCGAGGTCTACTCTGGCATTCCAGAGAACCCGACTGAGTGGCTGCCAGGGGATGTTGAGTCTCTTATTGGTGTTACTCTTGTCACACAAGATCCGCTGGGTAACGGTGAGTCTCCCGAAGGTGTGCTGTTTGGATATGCCACTGGGAACCCTATCACGGATGCGGTGCCTGCCTGTACGACAAGCCGAGTGCAGGACCAAGGAGAACCTACACAGTTCGCCCTTGGAGTGAACGGTGGTGTTGAGGGGACCGATCAAATCCTTAAGCTACACCCTTCGCCTTCCCGTAGTGCTTCTAGCGCCATTATCGTCGACATCGCTGAGGACTGGATATTCGCAGTAGACTCGACGGCTACCTCTGAGCAAAACAACACGATCATGCCCGTGATGCAGAGGTTCGAGCAGCCTTTGATCTGGATGATCGCAGGGAAATGCTTGATCGAGATGAACGACAGCTCGTTTGTTGAGAAGGGCAACTTCTGGCTCCAGCGGGCCGAGAAGATGATCGGTGACATTAGCGCCGTGAACACCCTTAGTAACTGGAACAACTCGCAGAACCGAGTCTTCCCTTGAGTTTACTCCGTGAGATGGCAGGCGCCATGGAGCGGATGGCCCAGCGCCAAGAGGATCTCTACGGCGTAGTCAGTATGTTGACTGAGGTTGTCCAAGGGCAATCTCTGAACATGGCCTTTGATCGAGGAGTCATTAACGACTTCATCAACTCCACGGACATGCCCCACGATTGCGACATGGCTGGAGTTAAGCTCGACGTAGCGGCCTCCAACGGCAACTACATGTACAAGAAGGGCGACAGGGGTAGGCATACACTCGCCGCCCGTTACGCTATCGATAAGATACCCAAGGTGGCGAAGGCCGACTTGGATGCAGCGATTGCGAGGCAACACGGCGGGGTAGCCAAGCAGGCCGAGGAGGTCGCTAGGAGGACCGTCGAGGCTATCGGTGGGGACCTCAAAGAGAAGCTCATGGCCCACGTTAAGGAAGCTACAAACCTTGTGGCGCAATCCCAGAGTAAAGCCCAGAAGGTCCACATGGACATCGAAGCTGCCGAGGTGATGATCCTTGGGGACATTAGCGAGGCCAAGGGAGCTCTAGAGCGTAGCTCAACGGCGCTCAACATGACCACTGAGCAGAGCAAGCGCACCGTCGATATAGCGCAGGGTAAAGCCAACGTGGTTATCAAGAAGATTGAGAACGCGAAGACCGAGATACTG